AGGAATACGTTCTACCTGTCATTGCGGCGAGTGTAGCGGCGCATGGGGGGAATGGTGCGCTTACAGAATCAAAACGTCCTAAAGAGGCTGTGTTGGCGTTAGAGAGGCTATGTCAGGGTTGGACGTTTGAGGAGATACGCAAAGAGACAGGCCTGTCGTTTAATGCTATTAGCTCTTTGAAGGCCCGCAATGAAGTGGCTATGGACGTTCGTAGACAACAGCTTGCAGCAGATGGGTTTGAGATAGCGGAGAAGATGAGATTACTAATTGCTCAGAAGGCTGAGATGTTAGCGAATGATGCGGAGGCAATGAAGAAGGTGAACATCCGCGACCTTGTATTGCCCTACGGTATTGCCATGGATAAAGCGTTACAGAGCTTGGGTGAGGCCAAGGTGGTGATTGAGCATAGGTCTGGGAAGCCTTCCCTAGAAGATGCTGTTGCCGCGATCAATGCTGCTAAGGCTTCCTTGATTAAGGATGCTATTCCTGTGGAGAGTTTTGTAGTGCCGCCGGATGATGCCGCATGAAGTGGAAATTACACCCAGTACTTTGCCCGCCCACGCCTGATGAGATGGCGCAGATGGAGCCTGATAAGTTGCTGGAGCTGTGGGAGATATATCATTCGTCTATTGCTAATAGCGAGCGGGACAGCTATCGGTATGGCTTTGTCCTGCCGCATTGGAAACAGGCTGACATACAGCTTGCTAAGTTTACAGAGATATTGATTAGCGGCGGTAATCGTTCTGGTAAAACAAGTTATGCGGCTAGGGCTGTAGTGCAGGCGGCGATTGAGAATCACGGCAGCGTCATCATGTGCTTCAGCCAGAACGCCGACGTATCCATTCGCCAACAGCAGAGTGCCATCTATGATGCTCTGCCAGAAGAATATAGGAAGAAGATGCTGGGGGCAGAGGAGAACGTCAGCTACACTAGAAAGAACGGCTTTAGTAAAGGAAGTTTGATTCTGCCTAACAGCTTGTCGCAAATAATTTTCAAGACGTATGCCCAGTATTTGAACAACGACACTATCTTGGAAGGTGCAGAGCTGGGGTGTAGAGATGCTAAGGTGGTGAACATTGGGGCGTGGTGCGACGAATACTTGATTGGGCCAGACCTACTGAACACGCTGAGGTTTCGTTTGGCTACCCGCAATGCCAAGATGATTGTGACGTTCACGCCGATTGATGGATACACGGAGGTAGTGCGCGACTACATTGGTGGGGCTACCACCATAGAAAGCAAACCAGCTTCTCTCCTTGGTGGAAGGATGGTTAGCACCATTCAACACTCCAAAAATCGTAATGCTGCTGTCATCTACTTCCATACTAAAGATAATCCATTTGGCGGGTACGACCGTATTGCCAAGGACTTAGCTAATAGGCCAGAGGAAGAAATCCTGTGCCGTGCGTATGGTATTCCGACCAAGAGCTTTAGCTGTCAGTTCCCTAATTTTAGTACGGATATAAATGTCATCCCCCACGAAAAAATTCCTAGAACAAATGTCACTAGATACATGGTGCTAGACCCTGCTGGCCGTAAGAATTGGTTCATGTGTTGGATAGCCGTAGATGAGACAGAGACGTATTACATCTATCGGGAATGGCCTGACGTTGCCGTAGGAGACTGGGCTAAGTGGCATGGCGGCAAATGGATAGGCGGCGAAGGCAGCAAGGGGCTGGGCTATGGCATTAAGGATTATGTCAACCTCATCACCACCCTAGAGTCTGATGGCAAGGAGAACATCTTTGAACGGCTCATTGACCCACGTTTGGGCGCGGCCAAGTATCAAGGGCAGGACGGGGCTTCGTCCATCATCGAAGACTTGTCTATGGCTGGCCTGACGTTTGTGCCTGCGCCCGGACTTGATATTGAGGACGGCATCCAAGCCCTCCAAAGCAAGATGGCTTATAATAAAAAAATTTCAATAGATGGCGTTAATCGCCCACACCTTTATGTATCCAACCGTTGTCAAAACATCATCCAAGCGTTCCAAGAATATACGGCTGAAGGCGGCCCTGATGAAGCGTGGAAAGACCCCATCGACGTATGCCGCTACGGAGCCATCGATGGTATCCAATTTATTAAGGAGAATAAGTATGAAACTAAAACAATTCAAGGAGGCTATTAAATGAATGCTATTCGTATCACAGACTTGGCTAAGGAACTAAACGTATCTGTAAATGAGTTGATGCTATTGAAGACCAATAAGCTCGATGCTACAGACTACAAGGGCGTTGGTAAGAACACATGGTTTAACGAAGCTGGCGTTGCCAAGATTCATCTAGCCATTCACATCCCACTAGCTGTGCCAAACCAATTTGTGGGCATGGTGTTATCTAGTGCCAAGAATCCTAATTGGGTGTATTGCGAGATTGTAGGTATTGGCGGCAAAAAGCCTGTAGCCATCCCACGCCGCTTGCGTGGTAAACTGCTTAATAAGCGTATTCCAATTCACGCCATCACTGATGCCACGGGAACAACCTATCGCCATGCGCTCCTCACAGGATATAACCAATAACCCTGAGTGGATTGCATCGCAAACGGATAGGCTCCTTGGGTTTGAGGTGCTGACTAAATTAGTTACCTCCGACCCACGCCCTATTCCTCCCGGCTCTCTCGCTGATAAAATCGGGATGCATAAAGGATACTCCCACACCATTCTGTCCGACATTAGAACCCGCCAATTAAATGGATAATACCGACAAACAAGAAGCCCTGACGTATGCCAGCAAAGAACCAGACATCACAGTGCTGCGTTCTGCGTATGAACAAACTGTTAATGAACTAAGTAGCTTCTTTGACACTTGCCGTAGTAGCTATGATGACCGTCGCAATTATTGGCCGGGCAAGAGCCGCGACCTACGCAAGCACGGGGCTGATGCGTTTCCTTGGGAGGGTGCGGCAGATACAGAGGCTCACGTTATTGATGAGCGTATCAATGCTTATGTCTCCATGTTTATTTCGTCTATGTCTCGCGCAAACATCCGCGCCTATCCCGTAGAGATTACAGACATTGGACGCGCCAAGATTGTTAGTAGCTTCTTAAAGTGGATGGTGAGTGTTTACATTCCCCGTTTTAAGAAAGAGATGGAACTTGCCGCCAATTATTTATTGGAGCGCGGCGTTCTCATCACCTATGTAGGCTGGCAACGTGAGAACAGCACCTACTTACAAAAATTAGACTTAGCGCAACTAGCTCAAGCCGACCCGAATCTAGCCAAAGCTGTGCTAGAGGGAACCGCTGATGACCAGCTCATTGAGATGCTGCGCTCTGTCTACCCTCAAGTGTCTGATAAACGTGCCAAGCGTGCTTTGAATGAACTCCGCAAGAAGGGTATTGCCGAGATTCCTGTTGTGCGCCGCCAGATTGACTGTCCTCTAGTCAAAACCCTTAGCCCTGATGGGGACTTCTTCTTCCCATCCTACGTTACAGACCCACAGCGTTCGCCCTATTGTTTCTGGCGCACCTATTACACAGCTCAAGAGCTACAGAATAAAGTGGGTACAGAAGGTTGGGATAAAGAATGGGTGGATTATGTCATTGAACATTATCGCGGCGTTAAAGTAAACGCGATTGAAACAGAACTTAATGGCCGCCGCAACTATGGCTTCACTAATCAAATCTATGAGGCCAATGAACTCATTGAAGTGATTTATGGCTATCAACGCTTAATTGACAAAGAGGACAACTCGGAAGGTATCTATTGCACGGTGTTCCATCGTGATTTAGACCGCCCAAAAGAGTCGCAGAATGTGCCTGCTTATGCCAAATTTGAGTTGATGAATGGCTACGAGGATTATCCCGTTGTTGTTACACGGCTCTTTGAGAACAGCAAGCGTCTGTACGATACACAGAATATTTCCGACCTATTGCGCGGGATTCAATGGCAAGTGAAAGTGGAACGCGATAGCCGCATTGACCGCAACAGCATGGCTACGCTGCCTCCTGTGCTGCATCCTGTAGGCAATGAACCCAAAGATTGGGGGCCGGGGCGTTACGTTCCCTATCGCCGTGCTGGTGAGTTCCAGTTTGGCCCTATCCCGCAATACAATCCGGGTTCTGTAGAGATGGAGAACACCCAGCTCAAGACGGCTGACAATCTTGTTGGCTTAGACCCAACCAATCCTTTGTCGTCTATTAAACAGCAGTTCTTTGTAGATAAGTTCTTGGGCCATGTTAAAGAAGTGGTTAAGATGTCCTTCAAGTGCTATCAACGCTTCGGCCCTGAGAGCGTTTGGTTCCGTGTTACAGGTGTGCCTGACCCACAGCGGTTTGATAAGGGCAATCCTGATGAGGACTTTGACATCATGGTTAATTTTGATGTCCTCAACACAGACCCAGAGACACAAGAGGCAAAGCTCAATCAGCTTGTGTCGTTATTGCAGCTCGACAAGAATGGCCGCATTAATGTGGATGCTCTGTTGGACATGGCGGCTGCCGCGATTGACCCAATGTTGGCCGACGCTATCTTGCAGCCAGCCGAACAAGCACAGCAACAGGTGGTCAAACAAGTAACCGATGACCTTACAAAAATCTCGTCCGCTATTGAAATGCCAGCCCGTCCAAACGGGGCGCAAATCGCGCTGCAAGTTATCACCCAATACGCCCAGCAGCCAGACGTTGCCCAGCGATTGCAGCAAGACGAAGCCTTCAAGGGTCGTCTCGAAAAGTATCATTCACAATATATCTTCCAAATGCAGCAGATGCAGAACGCCCAGATTGGCAAAATCGGGACTCAGCCCGCTGCCGTTGGTCAAATGAATACGCAGCAAATGGCGCAGCAATGA